AAGGATTTCTTACGCATCGACAAGACAAAAGTGTCGATGTTGGCTTTAGCAGGCACGAAAGAATTACATCAGATTGTTAAACTTCAACAAGCCAAAATCGAGGAGCAATCCCAAGCCATCAATACCTTGACCGAGTCAATGAAGTTTCTCACCGAACATCTTGCCAAACTCACAAACGCATTCAACGAAATTGTAAAAGAAAAATAACTCTACAGATAAATGTCGATAAGTTTACCGCCCGTTATCCAAGCGATTCAAATGGATGAACTTAAACTACCTCCGCCAGCACCAGCGCCTGCTTTCAAAGCCCAAGTTGACTTGCAAGCCCCCATCAAGAAAATCGTCATCTGCACGACACGCGATATCGCCAAGGAAGATATGGCGATGTTAAAAGAGTATGGGCGAGTTGTTGAATACGCCCACTCGCTTCATAATAATTTGCCTATATCGGCCTTCTCATATGATTACTTAATAATTGACTTGCGCGAAAATGGTGATCGTTATTTTATGTTAAAGTCTGTGCTTCCTTTCAAAGCAGAATACACAATCGTTGTGTACAGTTACGCTTTTGAATTTAACGTAGTTTCTGAATGTGATAACCACATATCAAGCTTTCCAAAGAAACAAGCTCTCAAAATCGACTTTGATCTTATATTAGGAAGTCAGCGAATTTCCAAACCCAAATGGTGGGTCTCTCTTTTCAGTTGTATTTTATCGGCGTATAACGGGGCAAAAAAGTGATTTCACTGATCAGTAATATCTGGTCAGTGATAGGCTTATTCACACCGATGCCGGCTCTCTTTTTATAAAATTAAATAAAGAATTATTTAATTTTTAAAGTTGATTTGAAATTTTAATGGAAAACACTTCCCCCTTTCTTCAAGCCAAGCCATTTCTTGGCCGTATTGAAATCAAAGTTTTTCAAATCGTTTACGAAGTCACCCCAGCCGTGGGCAGGCATCATCATACCACCACGGGCCATACCGCCACGGGCCATTCCTAACTCTTCTTTGGTTTTGTAGTAAAGCTTCTCAATCTCCTTCTGGATTTTCTTGCCAATGTCGCTTCCGACATCACCGCCAACACCTCGTGCTTTTACTTTCTTCGCTTTTCTTGGCATCTTTTATTGGAAAGAAAAAATAAAAAAAAATCAAAATCAAAACAACTTTCCCAAGTGATCGTATTTACCTTTTGGCGCAATAGGAACGGCTTGTTTTATTCGCAACTTGTTTTCGATCTCTTTCACGGCTTCGAGACGCTTGACCGCTTTCTTCTGATACTTTTTCAGGTATTCCGAATCACTGTCAGAGGACTCGCTTTCTGATTGCGTGTCATTGACCTCAACCTCGCTTTCGCTCGTCTCCGATTGATAAGCGGGAATACGTCTCTTTGACGGCTTCTTCTCCTTTTTCTCCTTCACAGGCTTTGGAGCAACGTATACGGGCAACGAGGCCACCGAAGCCTGTCGAGCGTCTTTGCGTTGCTCAGCCAATGACTTGATTTGGTCTTGCATCGCCTTCATCATATCCATAATTGCCGTCTGTTGTTTGGTGACTTCGCCATTTGTGACACGCGTTTTGCCCTTGACAACTACAGGCACGTATCCTTCGGGAACGACAGTGGGTATTTTCATGTTTGCCAACTCTAACTTTGCTGTACGACGTTTGGCATTGCCTTCAAGTAAATTTTTGATATGAGCTTGTTGCGCCTCTGACATCGGCTTCTTCTTGATGTCTGTCATTTTCTTCAATTGAGAAACAGAAACAACATCTTCTTCTCTTGATCGGCAGTTTTGGTTGGCCATCAGCAAATCTTTTTTGACAAAGATGACCCCATCACGTGGAGGGCGACCTCGACGTTTGGATTGTTCTTGTGGCATTGATGGTGTTGATGGTGTTGATGGGAATTGCATTTCGTTCGTCATTTTTATATAAAAGAAAATTAATAATAAATTTTATTTTTTTAGTATAATAAAATACGATGGCCTTCAAACGAAACGCATTGACCAGCACTGACCTCGCAAATGTCCTCAATTATACCCAGCATCTAAAGACGGAGGACGACCAAGCCATTCGTCGTTTCAAGACGCCAGAAGGCTACTTTTTAAACATTACGCGTATCGAGCAGACTCCCGAGGAGAAAGCGGTATCAGATAGCATTAGCCGACTTGGCATTTCGTTGAATGAAAGTAAAAATTCTTATAATAAAGAAGCAGAATGTCAAGAGAAGTCTCAAGCTACACCTTCCATTCAGCCAGTGCAAAGCGAAGCAGTGGAACAGTCACCGATCTCACCTTAAGTGTCAAGCAAGTTATGAGTCTAAAAGCAAAGCGTGGTATGTTTCAAATCATCGTGCATAGCTGTAATATCCCCTTTTCGTATTACCAGCTGTCAACCGATATAAGAAGCCTCGTGTGTGTTTTTACAGATACGACGGGTAATTCAAAAACAGCAACGGTGTCACTGACGGCCGGTAACTACACGACAGTCAGTGTGTTATCGGAGTTGTCCACTCAACTTATCAGTATGGCACAAGTTACATCAGGGGCATACACGGGGTATACGCCCGTCTTAAGTTTCACCTACAGCACGGTAACCAGCAAATCGACATTCACAATGACAGGCCCAGCCAATGCCTCGATCAAGATGAATTTCAGCACCAATACAAACTTGGGTATTTTCTTTGGCTTGTCGGCCGATACCACGATAAGCTCCGTGCTGACACAGACCAGCACAAAGGTGGCCGTTGCAAATCCCGTCAATTACCTCTTGCTTCGAAGCGGTAACTTGCGACAAACACAAGGCCACGAATACATCGTTGAAACAGATACATTCAGTGATATCATTTACAGGATACCCGTGGGTGTACAGCAAAATTCATGGATTCAACAGCATCAAGACGGCAATCCGATATGGATCGCAAACAATAATATTACAGATATCAACTTGTATCTCACCACCAATTTGACATACACGCCAATCGATTTGCAAGGCCTTGATTGGGCCTGTAGTTTTTCGATCATTGAAAGGGTCATTGAAGACTATGAGCCCGTCGGTGCAGGCTTATCGACCAACTATTTAGCCATCGCACAGCCCGAAGGCCAGCCAACAACAGCTGAGCCTGCAGTAGATCCCGAGCTGGCCACATTGCATAAACAGTACCAAGACGAGATGGCAAAACTGGAAACGTACAAGAAGAAGCTGGAAGGTCGGCAATTAAAATGAGTTGAGTAAGAGGTCACGGCGACCCATATACTCGTGGTATTCTATCGCTTTCTTTTGACGCGAGGCCATCCTCTTTGTGAGTGGGTTGGTGCTGTAAGATTTACCTGTAAGTCGGTTGAAAACTTTGAACCCACCCTTTACAGGTAGAATGACGTAGGGCATTTATTATGGCTTAAAGAAATAAATAACGCCAGAAACGATTTGAAAAATCATTTATTAAATATTAAATGATTTTTACATGTCATTTGACAAATATATACCACTATTAGCATATAAAGTATCCCATAAAGCATATAAAGTATTCATTTAATCCAGAATATGCCCCCAAGAATGATTATATAGTGATAATTCACGTGAATTATATGATTCAATGGATAGTGGGGGGCATATTCTACGTTAAATGAATACTTTTTATTCGATTAATTGAATTTAAATCATTCCAATGTTTTTTAATTGATTGAATTTAATTTTATAATTTAATATTTTAATCTTTTCAATTTATAAATTATTTCAAAAGTTAGAAAGTTATAAAAAGTAAAAAATTTAAAACTAAATTTATATTTTAAAAATCAACCAGATGATTTTTAAAAACTTGGTCTTAGTATATAATGGTTTTCTTTTTAAATCGCAATTAAAAATTATTCATCGTCTTCGCTTGACGGCTCACTGGGTGGCGGTGTCCCTACAATCTTTGCCTCATCTCTGGTCTTTTTGAATCCATTGCGTTTCCTCTTTTTTTGCCCATCCTCGCAGGTCCAAAATTCATCCCAGTGATCTTTGGTGATACCAGATGCAAGCTTCTGTACTGTATCTTCCAACTTGTACACACGGTTCTGCATCTCAATCGCTGTTTCTTTCAACTCATAGATGATGGATTCAACCATATCTGTCTCTTTTAAAAACACAAGTTTGTCAAGTACAGCTTGATTCATTTTTTGTATCTTCTCAAGCAATGTGTTGTGTATAGCCGTATCAATCGTGACTAGTGCTTGGGTCGTTTGAAGCGTTGGAAGTTTCTCAAAATGCGTTGCTTTGCGTGGCATAGTTTATATTACAAAAGAAGAATATTTATTTATCTTATACTAAAGATGGATCGTTCTAAAATCGAGAAAATGATTTCGGCCAATAAGCCAAACATCGCAAAGTCCACGTTGAAATCCTACGGGGCAACCATCGTTTCCATCTGTAAAGAGATTGATTTGAAAACCGTCGACGAAGCCATAAAACACTTTAACGCTAGCCCTAAAAAAATCATCTTTATCTTCCACGACAAACCAGCCCCACGCATCAAGAACATCATGACGGCCTTGATCGCGTTTTGCGATAACAAGAAGGCCATCGAAGCCTATCGCAAAGTCTTGATGGAAAACGGCAAGACCGTCGACGACGATGAAGAGAAACAGGAAAAGTCAGGCAAGCAAGAGGAAAACTGGGAGTCGTGGGATCAAGTGCTGAAGGTGTACGATCAACTCAAAGAAGAAGCCCAACCGCTATTCAAGCGTGACAGTTACACACAGGCCTCGATGAAGATGTTGTTGCAGTATATCATTTTATCGATGTACGTTTTGATACCGCCAAGACGCATTGCCGACTATCAGAATTTCAAGATTGCCAATATCGACAAAGAGAAAGACAACTACTTTGATGGCAAACAACTTGTTTTTAACCAGTATAAAACGAGTAAGCACTACGGCCAACAAACGGTGGATGCCCCTAAGGAGTTGGTGGACCTTCTTCATAAGTGGATACCTGTCGCTAAGCGGTATAGCGACTACCTCGTTTTCAACAGTTACGGCAAGGGCTTAAGTCAACCGCAAATCACAAAGTTGATCAACTCGATTTTTGGCAAAAACATCAGTGCATCGATGCTTCGCCATATCTATGTTAGCGATGTGGTATTGAAGGATGTCCCCAAGCGTACCGAGTTGGAGAAGATAGCCTCGGATATGGGACAATCGGTTGAACAACAAGCGATGTACAAGAAATTTTAATGTCTGATAATCAAAAAAAAGTTATCTTCCCATTGGATCATCGGGACTGTATGACCTAAAAAAACGCCGAAAAGATTTTCGGGGAAACAAAGAGGAATCTGAGCGAAATCGCGTAGCGTATGACAGCTTTTCAAAAAATCTTCATAACTGGAGAACATACTATTTAGAAAACTGGTCTGATATGAATCAAAAAGATCGAAAAGATGCCTACGAGGTTCTAAGAAATATTATATATTTTAAGAAACATCCAGAGCTTCTGATTAGATTTTATTCAGCATCTATGCTTCAGGAATTAAAAACTGTGAATGATTTTGACGAATTTGATTATAGAAAACTGCCTGTGAATATTTTACGAGCATTTGCGAAATACTTGGAGAAAAATCCAAAAACGGACTAAATTTTTTTAAATTGCTATTTAAATAATTAAAATCTTAATATAGAATACAATGCCAACCGAACCTCAAAAAGAAAGTCACTGTTTAATGTGCCACAAAGAGATGCCTAAATTTAACCGCTCCACATGGAAATGCAATGAGTGTTTTTATGAGGGTAAACGCCGTCGCATCCAAGCCCTTAATAAACCTATCCCAAATATATTTACAGTTGGTTTCAAGTTAGAATAGAATAGAATTTTACGAGGAGTTAAACCTCTTAAAATTATTTAAAAAATACCATTATATAAAATGGATTACGAGCCGGCCCAACTTGTCTTTGTCGATAATACCCTTAACACACGGTTAAAAATGATACGAAGAAAGAAGGCAAAGCCTATTGCAAAAAAGAAGATAGAAGAAAACATCCCACAGCCTAAGGCAAGAATTGCAAGCCGTACAAACGCCGAATACTCTCGCCAATACTACGCCAAACACAAAGAGAAAATACAAGCCAACGCAAAGAAGAGGTATCTTGAAGACAAAGAAAAGCATGAAAAACAACTTGAACGCCATCGTCTTCGATACATTACAGATCAAACGACTCGTAACGACGAAGGTAAAAACCGTCACCAAATCTATAGGGAGCGAAAGCGGAGAGAGAGGTATGAAAAAATGAGCGAAGAAGAAAAGAAAGCATTTGAGGCCAAGAAAGAACGGTACAAGATCATTGAAGGGGAAACCGCGTTGGAACGTAAGAAGCGGTTTGACAGAGACTACTATAACCGCAATAGGGAAATCAGGCTTGCCAAACAAAATGAAAAACGGCGATTGCGATTGAAGCGAGAAAAAGAAGAAGCTTAAGATTTGCTAAGTTCTCGCAAAATTTTTAAAACGTTTTTTTGGCTATACGTTGGTAAAGGTTCAGACATAATTTTAGCTATAGCTTGTTGAACTTCTTCAGGACTTTTTCCAGAAGTTTGTTCTAATAAATTGGTAACTTCTTCAGGAGACATAGTAATAACTTCTTGCATACCACGCGGAGGCCCTCCAAAGGCTTGTGCTGGTCCTTTTTCTTCTTCTGGAGAAGTTGCACGAGGAGGAGGACGCGGTCCTACATTAAGGGTTTCTAAAAAACGAATAGATGAAGGCGTTACTTGTAATGGCCCAGAAGCGGAAGCGGATGATGAAGAAGAAGCGGATGGAGTCAATGGCTGACTTTCTTCAAGCAAACCTTGTAATATCGTTTGCAATTCTTCTTTTTTTGTCGTTCGTGATGGTTTTACGCCATACAGTTCAATCTGTCTAAACAACATATCGCGTGTCATTTTTTTGAGTGCTTCTGGCAACGATGATTTAGGTAAGATGGGCTCGCCTTTTAGTTCTGGTGTACCAATATCGTATGGGTCTACCTCAACGCCATCAAACACATCAGGGCGTTGAGGTGGAGGCATTGGCTTGCCAAGTGGTTTGTCCACCACGGCGGTCTGTTGCATAGGCAACTGCGGAGGGTTTACAGCAAACGCCATCGCTGGCTGGACGTATCGGCTTACGTTGCCCATCATCAAGTTGTTTCCTAAAAAACTGGAGCGTGGCTGTAGGGTCACCGTATCCCTGACTTCTTTTGGTTTTGGTGCGGGTCGTCGTCGTCTCTCATTGATCACATTCTTTACGTTGACAATTACGCTTTGCTTTGTGGTCTGTTTCTGCTTTAGCGATATCTTGACTTTCTTGGATGACTTCTTTGGCTTGGGCATCTTTTATATTTATAGAATATAAATTTTTCAATCAATAAAGGAATGAAGTCATATGCATCTTTAATGAAAGCCCACGACAAGCAAATCGACGATAAAGAAGGGATCTTTCCTATGGGAAGTCGAATTTTCTGTTTTTGTGGCAAGAAAGGGTCTGGTAAGTCGAGCGCCCTTCTCTCTCTATTAACCAATAAAAGTTCGCCCTTCTATAAATATTATGACAATATTATTTTGTGTAGTCCATCAGCCCCACATGACGACAAGATGATTGAGCTATATGAAGAGGTAGCAGACGGGGGAAAGTATTTTGATATCCTCAATGAAAAAACAGCCGAAGAAATCAAAGATATGCTTATCGCGATGAACGACCAATCGAAGCGAAAGAATCCACAGAATTTGCTTATCCTTGATGATGTCACGCATTCATTTCCAACAGGGAGAAAGCCCTCACACATCTCTGGCTTGTTTACGAATAGTCGCCATCTTAAATGCACCATCTACGTCGTAACCCATAAATATAACAGTATGCCGTCGATCTTTCGAAACCAATTGGACTGCATCTTTCTGTACAAGACCAACAGCAAGGGAGAGCTTGAAAGTTTAAAGAAGGATTTGCCCTTTGATGAAGACGTTTTAGAATACAACTTTAAGAAAGCCACAAGTGAGCCGTACGGTTTCCTCTATATCAATATGGTGGGCCACAATCCAAAGATGTACAATAAGCGATTTGAGTTGATGTAAAATAAAATCTATAATAAAGATGAGCAAGGTTGGACAAGTACGCGAAGGATATGAGCGAGCCTACTATGGTTTAAAGAATGAATTGGGTAAGATGTCTGATTTTTGGAAAAATGTTTTTGGACTTGAACGGGGAGGAGAAGTGGGTAGATATGCTGGAACGCCTACCAGTTTTGCAGGTTATAACTCTCTTGGCAATGACAGATATCTTGATATAGAGACGGGAGACGAAATATCTGGACAGGAACTTCTTAGACGTCATGGTATGGAAAATGTGAAATGGGTGGAAAGCAAAAAACAAAGTATGGGGCCTGCAGAACAAAGTATGGGGCCTGCAGAACAAGTTTTTGACAATATTAAAGACATATGGCGATTTATGGGTATATTGCCTAAAAAAGAAAAGGGTGAATCTGGCCTTGCATTTGGTAAAAAAAATCGTGGGGGATTTGTCCGATAAATTTATTTTAAAAGTGTGTTTTAAAATAAAATGGTTGAGCTTTTTCAAATCTGTTTTTGGGTTTTTTTTGTTTTTGTATTGACACAAATTTTTGTGTGTGATTAGACATTGGCAAGGTGTCTTTGGGTTTTTAAATGACGAGCTTTATGATGAATTGAATAAGAGAAGCCACATTCACATTGAATTGTCTCTTTTTTATAATTTTCAAGTTGATTGATACGTCTTTTTTCACGGTATGCTTCTTGATTTTCTCCATGTAATTGTTGTTGATGCCAGTCTGCTTTATAGGCCTTTTTTTCTTCTATTGTTTGTGTAAGATTTTTAACTCTATTAATACTGTTTAAAGTTTCAATCCAATATTTCTCTCGATCATATCGTTTATCTTTTTCGCACTCTTCTATTACCTCAAAAATACAATTTTCAACTCCATATTCATCGAATAAAATTTTAGAACAACATTGCCTTGCTTTATCTCGTCTATATTTTGATAAGTGATCAGATTTACGACTAGCCATATATTGTTTTGAAGTTGAACCGACATAAATTTTATCACCTTTTTCAGACCAGATTTTATAAATCTTAATCATTTTTTATATTAAGATTTGTTTTTAAATTGGATTAGTGGATTGTCTAAAGTTATCTTTTAGACATCAACCTCACCGAACTAGGTCAACTTGTCCATCTGCACCGATTAAGAGGGAATAGTCCGAGATAAAGATGAGGAATTGAGTGAAAGTGGCGGCTGTAGTTGTCAATTGACAGCCGACAACTGACACGGGCGACCCCTGAAAACTGAGCCCCTCCGCACAGCGGGAAGCCGATACACCAGCAATAAATGATTGGGTCAAGTAGGTCGCTTTGGTTGAAATGTCAGTGACAGAGGCATCGAAGACTTTGTTAAAGCACTTTTGGACTTCAGCAAAGCATACGGCGGGAGCGTTGACGGCATCGAGTTGACTGTTGTTGACAATGCGACCATCCAATGTTACCACAAAGGCAGACAAGCCGTTGCGAAGCGAGTAGCCTTTGGCGACCACTGCAGTGCTTGTCAAATCAGCTGTCAACACTTGACTTAACACGACACCACGGAGAGAGGACACGTTTAAGCCCGTGTTGATTGTGTTTTGGCCGTTGATAGAGGGAGCCGTGACGTTTTGGTAATTGGTGTAGTTGTATACGTATTTGGCGTTGGAAGACATCATATCGCCTTTCATCTTGGCGATAAAGTCGCCTTCAACAGTGATTTTGTCGTAGACAAACGACAATTCAGAGATAACGAAGGCCGTGATGGGATTCGTTTGGGGGCCAGCTTCATCCGATAAGGCAAATGCACCAGCGACAGTGTTCCAATTGCAGTTAATTTGTAATTGACCTTGACACGCCCA